CCCTCAAAATGTCCTTGTTATTTTTCGGTCTTCGATTTGTAATGCGAAGCAAAAAAACACCATAGCCGATCGTAAAAATGAATAGAAAGATTATTCCAAAAGTTGTCATTTTATTTTCTCCTAACAAAAATTGAGACTTTGGCTCTAAACCTAAAAACTAAAAATACAAATTCAATACCATAGTTATGGGTTAAATATGTAAAAGAATCAAACCGTTTGACATAAGTTAATCCAATACCAGGGATAGGAGAAATTAAGATAGATTTAAAAATATCATCCCATCTTTCTATTGTACTTTTAAACTCAAAATTAAACTTAATTTTCCTTTTTTTTGTTATCTTCATTTTATTTTCTCCAGTTGTTTTTTTATCACGTTCAAGTTGAATTTTCTATACAATTTAATTGCCGTCAATCTTTCCACTGAACCAGCTCTGAAGATTTTAATTTCCTTTTCAGAAATCTTAATCGTTCCAGGGTAGGGAGCCTGTGCAATCCATACAATTTGATTTTTAAGACTCTCTTTGAAAAGTTGAGGCTCAGGAATCAAATTTAAAATTTCTCTGTCGTTCATGCGTAAGAGTCCCCACCATAGATAGGTTTCCAAATAATAGTTTTCCGATAGTCTCTTTCTTTTTTTTCTTCATCGATTAAATCTGCATCCCAGGTGTTGACTGCAATTTTAAAACCAGGTTTGGCTTTTGCAAGTTTACCCAAGCAAGAATGCCTAATTTTAAGAATCGCACAAACTTCATTAGATGTATAAGCTCTCACTAAATCCCTCCAATAGTTTTTTTCTTTCTTTCTTTAGAATAATTTATTGCCTTTAATAAAGTTTCATTCAATTCAGAACTATCACTGCTAACGAACTCATTGATGGCGTCCTGGAGCTTATGCAACTCCTGCTCAATGATTGATCTTGCAATAGTTGCATTATGCAAAGCAGAACCTAAATAACTTTCTTCGGTCATAATTCCCTCTTAGTCTCAGTCGAGAACCAAACTTTGTTCCGACGTTGATCTATTGCAATAATAGCTTGCCGCATTGCCTCAAAAAAAGAGTCATCTTTAGACTCTTGTTTCCGTTCCACTTGGTCGAGAAATCGCTTGCTAGGCGTTCCCTCCCAATTTGACTTACCACTTTTTCTAATCGCTGAAATCATTCTGTTTCACTCCATCCATTTTGTATTTTTTTAACCTCATCAAACATTGATCTGATCCTATTGTATTCTTTCCTTTCACTATTTTTGTTAATTTGGTGGAACATTAGTTCTAAAATTTGTCGATCATTGCAGATTTTAAAATCCGTTATCCTATGATGTTCATCGTCAAATAAACAAAAATTACCATCTTTGAGTATCTCAATTTTAAATTCATCTTGGATTTTATTCCAAAAATCTATACGTTTTTTAATTTCATCTTGTTCCATTTTTTGCTCCTTTTAAAAATAAGCCTTTTTGACTCTTGCTTAGGAGTAGAGGCGAATCATAGATGAAGATGATTCCAGTTGATCCGCCTACTTAGTTGTTAGTTTTAATACGTGAAATTGGTAGCCTAAGCCACCAATTCCTTTAATAAGTTTTTTGTAGCAATTTTATGCTCTTTCAAGAATCCATCAGTCCATGATTTAAAAACTAAATCTAATCTTGGGATTGCGTTATCTTGATCCATATTTTCACCAAAAATCATGGACATTAGGTTTTTATCTTGCACAGGAATACATTTTTTATTTTCATGGAATGCTTTTATTCCCAATTCGTAAGCCGCTTTTCTTGTTTTGTTTTTGTTGTTCATCTCAATTACCTCTATCTACATACTAATTTCATAGTATTTTTTGTAAACAAATTTTTATCTAAATTCTGTATATTTTTAAAAAATATATAAAAAAAATATAAGAATTTTAGAGAAATCCAGTGTATGGTAGTATTCTATTTTATTGAGTTTTTGATTGATTTTGGGGTGTTTTGAAGCGAAAATTATGTCTACAATTGCTAGAATCGACCGTTTGAATCAATATAGCAATTTTGAGAAATTAAATCGGGGAGCCTAAAAGTTTCCGAAATTTAAAAGCAACATACCCCACAAAAGCTAGTGTCAAAATTGACAATGCCCAAAGAATTGCAGATTTAATTGCATCTACAAGATTTACTTTCCATGAGTTTCGTTCAATGTTAGCTTTTAAATCTTCATTTTTTTGCATTATTGAAGTTACGATTTCCTTGTCATTCTCTACAATCTTGGAAATTATTTTGTTTTTTACATCAGCACTTATGCTAGGGTCTTTGTTGATTGATTCGATAAGATCAAAACTCGGATTCTCTTGCAAAGATGAACAACTTAGCAGTAGTAAGATTATAAAACTAGTTAGATGATATTTCTTCATTTTGGCTTCCTCCTTTTCTAAAAAATCCATGAATGAATTCTTTTAATGTAGGAATAAATGCAAGCATTCCTGTAATTATTATGGTGTGCCAAACTGTCACCTGAATTGATACCTCCCCCTTATCTGAATATTTTCGATAAAGAATAATGTCTTTATACGATTCTGAAGGGAATAATACCATTAGTATAACACCAATTACAAAAACAATTCCGCCAATCAAACGCCATACATTTGATTCCCTGAAAAAACTTCTACTTGTTTGTTTGTCTGTGTTCATAAATAATTTTCCCCCAATCTTTTTTGTCTTGCCCATTGTAATTTAACCCCATGAATAAAGATAGCTCTCTAGATTCAATATATAATCTAACAAATGATTTTTGATTTGATTTTTCAGCAAGTCCAACAAATTCATTATTCCATATTGGATCTTTCCAAAGTAATTTTGGAACAGTACATAAAGCAGAACTTTTTCCAACAACTCTCAAGTCATGAGCTGCATGGAGATTCCCTCCAGTTGCTTCTCCTAGCAATCGTTCTTCCCAAATTCCGTTATTGTTTTTGTCTCGATAAACTCTAACATTCCCAATCTGTACAAATGCTTTTTTGCCCTTGTGAATCCCTAATCTAATTCTTGTAATTCCAGGAAGAACATAACCAGCACCATCTACATGTAAGGGATGATCTATGAAGTATTGTCCTGAATCAACTGTTCCATCATAAGTTTTAAAATATCCATCTTTGTTGAACACACAAATTGTGTCATTCCACTCATTAGTTTTATTCTCGTTGAACACAAATTGGTTATCTCGAATCAATACGCCTCTTATGCAAATAAACCCCATCTCCTCATAATGAAGATTGTAGATTTCTTTTCCAAAGTCCTTAATGATTTGTTCTGTTTTCATATTTCCTCTTTTAGCATTGCAGCTATTACATGCGAGTGCCTTGATATAACATTATACATTTGTTCAGTTTCAACTTCTTTAAGCTCTCGATTAAAAAAAGCTGAAACAATTATTTCTTCTATTCCATTCGATTTAACGCAAACCTGTATAAAAGATTCAATACTATTTCTTTCAAATTCTCTTTTCCAAGATGATTCTTCGGACATGTCCGATACATTATTCCAATACTTTCCATGCTGTATGGTCGGAGCAATCCAATCAGGAGCCATACTGATAAGTATGTTTGTAAATTTTACATAAGCATTATAAAAATTTCGATGTCCATGACTCGCATAGTTATGTGATTGAGTGAATTTTAAAACTGAATTTCCGTTGTTATACTTTCCACCATTGTGCAACTGAAAGACACAAACTAAATCAGCAGATAAAGCCTGACTTGCAAGTGCTAATTCTGAATAAACTACCCAGCTTTTTTCAACTTCTTTAGAAGGGGAAACAGGCTTTTCTTGAATCTGCAATTTCCCAAACTCAAATTTGTATTTAAACCTTGCTAATACATAGACGAAACCAAAACTAATCAGGAAAACAATCCCACTCAAACAAATTGCGAATAATGGAAACCCAACCAAGACAACAAAGTAAAGATTTTCTTTTACGATTTGAGTTAAGTCAATTGTCACAAAGACACCCCGCATTGTGTTAGTATTTTATTTTTAAGATTCGTATAAATAGGCTCTTTGTAGTGGATTTGATCGGTCATTAAGTTATCAGGTGCAAGGTCATTCTCACCAACCCCGAATAATGCAACCATATCAATATAGCAATCTGAGATATTCCTAACAAGTGCATTTACTTGGTTTTTCTTTTGATTTCCTTCAACTAATTTAATCGGATGAATATTAACTAATACCACTTTTGCGTTCCATCTTTCCTTTGATTTATTGATTATTTTCTGGATCGTATTTTTTGAAACTTCAGGAGGGACACCTCGCAAAACGCCATTGCCATCTGCACTTGCAATGATTACATTTTTAGGATTGCACCTAATGAATTGCATCTGTAGAAGCATATCACAAGCAGTGTTCCCACCAATTCCATAGTTATTAGTTTTTTGTGGATCATAAAAATTTGCAACTTGTCTTCCAATATCCATAGTAGAATTGCCAATGATTATGTTTTCACAAGTTGTAGGATACCCAGAAAAAAGATTAGTCGCATAATGCACGCCTAGCGGTGATATGCTTCCATATTCTCGAATGCAAATGTCATCGACATTATAGTATAAGGCGGTCAATGCAATAATCCAATCTTGTTTGGTCGGATGTGGTTCAGATTTTTGGCAGTTTGAGAATGTTAGTAGAAGGATTAGAAGAAATCTCATTTTAATTTGCTCCTTAGATTTTCTATTTCCGATTTTAATTCCTGAAACTTTGTAACGTCTGAAGGTGTTGAAGTATTTTGTGCCATTGCAACCATCGGTCGGATTATCTTTTTTTCTAACGCTTCAATCTGTGAGACAATTTTCATATTAGATTGCTCTTTGTTATATGTTTCTTCTTTGGCAACATCGACCACCCACTTTCCACCAGTAAATGATTGAAATGAATTGTACTTTTCTCCATCTTTAATTGGCTCTTTGGTAGTCTCAGTCTCTTGGATTTCGTCGTTCCAACTTGTTAGTTGTCTTGGTGTAAGAGTAGTTTTGTTCCAAACTGTTTTTGGTTGGAACTCCAAGATCGTATCACCTGCAATAGTTGGCTTAAATACTTCGTGAATCGTTGGCTTGTAGCCAGGGCAATACACTGCTTGCATTGTGTTAGGGTCAAAACTGCCTAGAATTTCAGTAGGTGATAATTTATTTTTATCTTCATTGAACCAAATTACTTTTTTATCTTCTTTGTTTATTATTACGTTCATGTTATGCTATCCTCACCTTTAATTTAATTGCTATACTAACAGGAGCTGTTTCATCGCCTGTTCTTGGTATGCCAAAAGCTGTTCTTAATGCATCAGAATAAGTCCCTGTCTGAGAACCAGTGAACATGCCAGCAGTTAGAACTGAATCTCCAACGGTTAGATCAGGACCCATCGAGGTTGTACTGCCTGCAATAGCATACCCCTCCCCCGAAACCGATGGGGATTGAGAACCGCTAGCAAATCCGTGTTGATGCTCCTGTGCCTTATCAAGTAATGTCTCTCCAACTGCTCCACCATCGTAGTAACTTCCATTAGCTTTTTGCGATGTTGTACTAACACCAGCAGCACGTAAGAATTTACCGTTTAAATTTGGAGTGTTGAGTGTTGTTGATCCGTTCCCAAACCCCCATGCAACATTAGTAAGTATTTCTCCAGTCTGGTCAGAGGTTAAATCAAGAATTCCACCTGAAGGAGTTGTAGAAAGCTGGAAATCATCTGTGGTTTTATTTCGCACATAATACTCAGTGAGTGCAGTAATTCCACCACCTGAGAATCCGAATTTAACTTTCTGTCCATCACTTAATCCATGCCCGACAATATTGACTCTATCAGTCCCAGGTGTTAAACTTGTTACTGTTTTTAAAAGTTTAGCGAGTAAGCTGGAGTCAACATCCGCCCTATTGATTGAACTTGAATCAGTTGGTTTATATTTATTAGAGTCTAATAAGTCAAAATCATCTTGCATGTAAGAACCAAGAGGGTTAGAATCAGTTGAAGTAGGTGGTTCCATATCATATCCACCAGATGTCTTAGTCAGAACATCACCATCACTGCCTCCTAACGAGTCTAAATATGCTTCAACGCCCGAATCTGGAGTGTCAAAAATATACCCGCTTGGGTCTTTTGTTAAAACGTCACCATTACTCCCACCTAATGCGTCTAAATATGCCTCAACGTCTGCACTTGGTGGAGTTTCCATATCATAGCCACTTATAGTTTTTGTCACAACTTGTCCAATGCTTCCACCTAATGAGTCCAAATATGCTACTGGAATTCCATCAGCATAATCTTTGCGAGTTAGATGGCTTGCATCTGTTGGGGTAGCTGAACCTGTTATGAATCTTGCACCTGTTATGTCATCATTACTTGTTACGGTTATACCTGTTATCTCAGTTGAAGGAGTAGCTGTTCCAAGTTTAATCAATCTATTTGCAGTGTGAGATCCTGGAATATTTAGCTTGTTATTTAGCAACCATTCAAGAGCTTTTTGAACTGTTCGATTTCCTAAAGATAGAATTGAACTCCATATAGTTGTCGATACTCCAACTAATGAAGCTCCAAGCGTTCCGTCATTAGATGCTAGATTGGAATAAATATCAAGCTCAGTTTCTGGAGTTATTACAACATTGCCAATTGTTACGTCTTCAGTTATTACAATTTCCCCTGCCCATTCTGTAATCACTGTTGCAACTAGTCCTAGTGTTCTCGTTACCTCAATGTCATAAGATAAAATTGTTGATCTATCTAGTTGTATTGTCTGAGATTCCGCAGGTGTAAGATTTACCCTAACTTTAGATAATGCCCAATCGTTGCCAGTGTCACTTGATAAGATTTGCTTATTGATTACGGTCTTTCCGTCTGTGCTTCTGTTCGCTGCGATTCTGATAGATATTGAATCATAATCCACCGGATCAATATCTGAAATTGTAAAATCGTAGCTTGTGGAATCACCTCGGTATAGAGATAGATTTTTTTGTAAAGGTTGACTCATATAATTACTAGTTGACCTCTCTGTATTGTAGTAGTCGTAAAATTGTAGTTGTTAGGGTCACCAAGATCACCTTGATTTATCTCAACATCATATTCAAAAATTCCACTTTTTAAATTTGTCACAGATGCTGGAAATGTTATCTGAATTCCTTCCCCATCAATTACTACAGTTGCATTTATAGACTGTTTTGTTTGGCGATTTCTAGCAGTGCAAAAAACCTGAAAGTCAAGATATGCACCGAGAATTTTGTCAAAAACCCAATCAGTTGAACGATTGAAATTGTAGTTTCTGATTTCCATCATATCAATTTAAATCCAACTAGAGAATATGTACCTGGTATCCCAGACGCAACTAAAGAAATATTCCCAGTTGTAATCCCAACAAATAAATTAGCAGTGTTAAAAGATGATGAACTAACGGAAGCAAGACCACTGCCAAGCAAAATAAAAAACCAGGTTCCAGCTGATGGGATAGATACAACTTCTGGGGTTGGATTAGGTGGAGTAGTCCCAGATGCAATCCAAGTAGGGTTTTCAATTCCTGATATTTGAGAAAATATAACAAGGTCAGATGGATTAACTCCTGCTATAGAATTAATGCCTTTGAACCCACCTAAATCTAAATCACCAGTCATTGCCAATGATCCGTCTTTGTTAAACTTTTCAGCTAGAACAGAATCCAAAATAAACTTCTGATTTGCAACATTATTCAATCCACCTAATCCAAAGTATCTTTGTATTCGATAGAATTTTCCAACATTTGCAGGGTTTAAATAGAATCTTCCAGTATTAAGGAATGCAAGAGGATTTCTAATGTCAACAAAGTATTCTGTCAATCCAGGGTTGAACCCCACAGCTGGTGTAACTTGTGTCAAAGGTGATCCGATTGGAACATTACTTGAATCAACTTCATAGAGTATGATTCCTGAATTTGCAAGAGAGTTTCTTTCTGGCATTTCATTAGGTGAGAACCCAACTTTTCCGCCTAATCCTGGGATTAGAATTGCTTCATGGACTTCCCCATTATCAACTCCATCACTGCCTAGAATCTCTTGTGGAATGAATGCTAAATCAATAGCATCATATCGTAAATCTATGTCTTTTAGTCCTATTGGTATGCTCATGATTCTCTTATCATCATCCTTTGTAATTCAATTTGTGCTTTAACGCCTGCCATAAGTTCAGCATAACCGCCATTTCTTTTTTGGTCTCCGAATGTCAGAGTTGCCCACTTCTCATGAGGTTGCAAGTGCAATTCTAATTCATCCAATTTCATGGAATAGTGTTTGGCTCCATATTGATAAACGGTCGCATAATCTAAATATGTTATCTGAGTTCCACAGCTCAAAATCTCAAATCCTAACTTATCTATTTTGCTTCCAGCATATTCAGAGATGTCTAGAGGGATTGGCTCAAATCTAGAAAGCCCTTTTAATTTTAGATCATAAGTTTTTTCGTTCCAAACTGTGTTTCCAATTCCAATCCTGATTTCAATTTCTTCCGTATTATTGATGAATAATAAAAGTTTTTGAGCACCTGTTACCCTAAAGTTTAATCCACTCCTAACATGAGTTTCACCAATCGAAGCAGATGTCAATTCTAGCTTGTGAGAATTTGCACCATTCACAAGAACAGTATTAGATAGACTAGCTGTTATGTTTGCATCAGTTGTCCAACTTGTCAAAGAATCAAAATCGGCAAGGTCAAAAGTATAGAATCCTGATTGAGAAACATATCCATAGAATCCAAAATCATACCAACGATATGGCATTTTTTCAGCTTTGCCTTTTACAACTGGTTTACTAAGTATTGCTAGACGAGCCTCAGCATAAACTTGACCAGTCGCATCGCTAAAATAAGCAGGCACATCCTCTGTATAATCGTATGCCCCTTCTTTTGCAATTGAGGTCGCATCACTCGCAAGACCTGCGATAACAGAACCTCTACGTCTTCCAGATTTTGCATCAGATCTGTAAACCGTTACTGTATTTGCTTGAATTTCATTGTCGGTTTCCAATGTCGCAGATGGGAAAGAATACCCAGCATGGAATTTTTCTATTTGTTCATCTGGAATTTTTGTGAGAAAAAATGATCCTTGTCCATCAATACCAAAATAGTACTGCTCCTCGCATATCTCACGAACGATTTTCATAAATCTTGGAAAGTCTGTTCCTGCCCAGTTTATTTCTCCTGCTGTTAGTATTCCACTTGTTTCTTCGATCTTTGATTCTATGTAGTTAGGGTTTCCACCAGATCCAAAATTGCTAGAAAGAATTTGTTTAACCAAATCAGAAACTAAAGTTGAATTTGTCCACTCGGCAGGGAGTATTTCTACTATTCCAGTGATTGCCGTTGATGTAATTCCAGAAGGGTTTAAAACTGTTATCGTGTTAGTAGTGTTAGAAGTTATTTCAAAGACACCATTATTTTTGTCTTCAATATTGTCAGATATGACAACCTTTAACCCAACCAATGCACTTGAAATAAAAGGAGTTCCAAGAAAGGTCAAGGTGTTTGAACTGCCTGATTGAGTTGTTGATTGTATTATATGCCTATCTGAATTTACGATTTTCTTTTTTTCGATTTTCTTATGATACCCAAACCCTTCAAATACTAGTCTTTCATCCTCACCCTCATTAGGTGTTTTTGTGATGTATCCCTTAAACCTAACAGTGTTACCGATCCTGATAGAAAATTCTGTATTTTTGACCAATGGGAAGTTAGGCATTCTGTTGAGTTCAAAATTAAAAGCGTACGGCATCCCTTGGACAAATTTCAAGTATATAGATGCAAAAATTGTATTAGGGACAGAAAAGGGAAGAAATTCAAACAATGACCCATTTGCCAAACCTACAGAAAGAGATTCATCTTCGTTTTCACCTGGAACAATTATGCTATAATCTAAGGCAGTGATTCCACGAGACAAGATAACATTTCCAAAGGTTGATATTCCAAAACCGTTTGCGTATGTTTCACCATAGGTGCTCATATAACAGTATTTACCTTAAAAGTGTAATCAATTTTAGCTTGCTTCCCTTCTGGACATTCATAAGTAATTTTATTTGACCCTGGCAATAATGGGAAATAATTTCCAGCTATGATAGAATTAGAAATAAATTGATCTTCTAATTTAATTGATCCATCAAAACAATTCAAAGTAATTTTTTTATTTTGCGAAAATCCTGTTGGTGTTATAATTATATTTTGTCTAAAAGTTCTATTCTCATTTAACAAGGCAAATTCCACATTATCACCAACTGATAAATTAGTAATCTCGAAAATTGCTCCTGATTCCACAGAATCATCTCTAATATCAATCGTAAAAAATTCTCCATTATCAAGAATAACGCTTGATAACTCATCCGATATTGATTCCCAAAAAGCGTCTTCCATTGTTAAGGTAAGTCTTGAATCCAAACCTAGAGAAGCCTCATTCCCTGGAACAAATGCTTCTTGCAAATCTGAGATTGAAACCTTGCATCTTTTTTTCCGTTCAACCGAATAAAGATAGAAAGGAGCGTTCAACTGGTTGTACAAAAATGCTGCTATGCGGTTGATCGTGTAATAGTAGTCTTCAATTGAAGTGCTTACATTGTTAAACATCAAAGTAATTTCTTTTGAGCCCTGCTTAAATGTTCCTCTTGATATAGATCCGAATTGGTTTTGCTTTGCGTACATTCTTTTCTCAGGTTTGAATGACAAAGGCTCTCTCCTAACATTATTCGATGACAATGAAAGAACTTCCCCTATTGAATTTTCAATAAAATATGTTATCATAAAAATGCCGCCTGAGCGTTCCTAGTTTCTCGGTACAGAATAGTCATCGTCTCCCTTGCCAACTCCTGAGCGTTAGTCTGTTCATAGATATTAAAAACAGGATTAAAATTCATCCCATTAGATCCTTCTCTTTGTGCAGATACTGCATTCACAACTTCATCAAAGTTTTTAGCAGGTGCAACTAACTCACCTGGCATGAGCATTGCAGGGACAGAATCACGTCCTGAAATTCCACCTGTCACAACACCACCCTTTGCAAATGCCTCCGCAGGAGGAGGAGGATATTGAGCCTGTGATGCAGCAGCAATTCCCATTCCAGCGGCACTAATAGCAGCAGGTATATACCCTAACAAAGGTAACGTCCAAGGCAACATCGACATAGCAGCAGCAGTGATTTGCATGACCATCATTGCACCAGCAACTTTAGCTTTTGCAATGTTAGCTTGCTTTTCAATTTGGAAAGCATTCATTCCAAGAACCCATTGGATTCTTGCATTATCACGAGCTATCTTTTTCTTAGCCTCTTCAGCTTCTTTTTGTTTGGCTTCTTTTTGTGCTTCAATTTCTGCTAGACGATTGGCGAGTGTTTCCTCTTTGGAAACTTGTCCCTGTTTGTGTGCTTCATCTTCAGCACTCATACGATCATTGAGAGCCAGAATTTCGGATTCTGTTAAATCATTGTATCTTACTCTAAGGTCTTCTAATGTTAGAAGATGATCTTCTTCTAATCTTTCCTTGTTTTGTGCCTCAGCAGTTTGTGAAAATGTTTCTTCATCACGTCGGAGTAAATCATCCTGATATTTTTGTTGTAGTCTAGCAGCTTCAAGTTGATATTCAGCCTCAATCCTTTTGCGTATAGCTTCGATTTCATCATCTTGCATCGCCTTACGTTTAAGTTGATATTCTTGTTCAATTCTGATAAGGTCTTCTTTTTGTTTCTCTAATGCTTCAACTTCTTTGTTTAGATTATCGGTGAATTCTTTTGTTTGCTGGTCAATTGCTCTCGTGGCAAAGCCTGACCAAAAATCAAGTTGTTGGGTTTTTGTTTGTAGCTTAGCTCTTGCTAATGCAGCCTTATTTTCCATTGTAGCAATCGCTACTTCAACACCCTTGGAAATAAATGCCAACGCTCCTTGCATTGCTCCACCTAATCCAGTAGTAAGAAACGATTCAAATTCTGGGAATGCTTTTGCAGCAGATTGTTTTAACCCTTCAAACATTCCAGTGTCAACGGTTGGCTTTACTTTAACTTCAATTTCTTTTTTGTCTTCTTCTTTTGTTACTTTTCTTTTTGTTCCACCACCAACGGCAGGAGTAGTTTTGATCGTGTCTTTTAGTTTTTCGGATTCCTTATTTGCTTCTCGAATCCTCTTTGCAAATTCAGCAGCATTATGGGTATTAGCTCCTTGTAATATTGCAATTTGAGGATAAATACCAGCCATAGATTTAAGACCTTGGTTCAATAGCTGTTGCTCTCCAGCAGCTTTTTTCGTGGAAGATGCCGCATTGTCAAGCATGTTTAGAATATGATTCACGTCGCTTTGTTTTACTGATTTTAAATCTTTAGCTAAGTTAGATGCTGCACTTTTTGATTCATTAGCATTAAATTCATCCATCTTTGCTTGCAAGGTTGTCATGATCCCAATCAATGCAACAACTGCCAAGAATGCAACTCCTGCTGGTCCAAATGCCAAGGATATTTTTCCACCTGCACTTGTAGCCGCAAGACCCAGTTTTTCTAACATTGGCAAGAGTGTCATTATTGCCATTTTAATTCCTGCACCGCCTATCAGTATCGCAACGAATGCAGCTGCGGCGGTAGTCATCATTGCTATGCCCTTGAATACAGCAGGGTTTTTTTCTCGGAAACCAATCATAGCAGTAATTAGATTATTGAATGCATCAACTGAGGCTCCAACTAGTCCTGCGAGTCCATCTAGTCCAAATGCTTTTTGAAGTTCTGCCACATTCCCTTCAAGAGTAGATAATTTTCCAGGCAATGTTTTTGATTGCTCATCCATCATCCCGAAAAATTTACCACCTTCGCTAGTTGCATTTTTAAAAGTTTGTTCTACCATTTCAAAAGATATGTTTCCATCTTCCATATCTTTCTTGAGGTCTTTCATTGATCGACCAGTCTCTTTTGAGATTTCAGCCAATGGATTGAATCCAGCATTGATAAGCTGTAAAAGGTCTTGACCCATTAGGCGACCAGAGCTTTTAATCTGTCCATAAATTACAGATAATTCAGTAAGATCCTTCCCTGTTCCTGCAGCAATATCACCTAGCATGGTGACAGTTTTATTCAAATCTTTTGCTTCAACATTGAATGCAAGTAAGGCTTTCCCAGATTTGAAAACTTGCTCAGGTGTAAAAGGTGTTTTAATTGATAGCTGGTTTAGATCGTTTAGTACTTCTTTGTAATCACCAGCCGAGCCGATCATAACTCTAAAGCTAGTTTCTATTTGCTGAAATTTCCCAGCCTCAGTGACCATTGATTTAAGCCCACCTACAATAGCACCAGCGGAGAATACAGCTCCGATTCCAACTAAGGCTTGAGCTAGTGAATCAGCTGGTTTTTTTGTATTTCTTAAACTGTCTTCAATGCCTTTAATTCTTTTGTCAACATCTGTAAAGGATTTCTCAATCGTCTTTCCTTTATTAGTTGATAGTCCAGCTATCTCTCTTAGTGCCTTCTCATATTGAGAAGTGTCTAGGATCATTGACCCATAAATTGAGCCTACACTTGCACCGCTACTCATTGTCTGCCTCCGCGAAGGAGCATAAATTGTAGTTTAATGCTAGGTGGTTTTTCTTGAGGAATCGGTTCTTTAGTTTCATCATCGTCTTCAAATTCCCCTCTTATTTCCGAAGCTCTTCTTGATAGAGCATCTATCGTATTTTTAAAGCCTTGCAAATCTTCTTTTGACTTACAAAGCCTTGCGACTATCTCATAATGTCTAAGGTCTTCCTCAATTCTAAGTAGTTCTAAAATTCTCCTTTTGTATGTTAGTTTATATACATTCCAAGAATTTATTTCTTCCTCTGAGTAGCCTTGCTTTTTGAAGACTTCAATTTCTCTTTGCCATGCAATTTCACGCTCTGCAATTTTTTTTTTGAATCTTCTCGTTTGTCAGTCATTCCGAAGGAAGCTCTTTTGATAGCACCATAAAAAGCCTCGTTAGAATCTCCCCTAACCGAATCAATAATCGTTTCATATTTTGAACAGTCAGGAATCATCAATCTAAGATAATCAGCATTACATTTATTTATTAAAGTCTGAGTTTCTTTGTATTCGATAAAGATTTTATTTTGTTCTTCTGTTAGATCACCAATATTTGTGTCTTTAGTTGTCTCATACAATTCTAACACTTGCTTTGTCAAAGGTTGAATATCTTTAACAAGTTTCACAATTCGATCTTCCATCTCTGCCAACTTGATGGCTCGGAAAGTTGAAGTTGCATCGTTGATAGGAAGAACGGCAATCTTCTTGCCGCCCTCCCAAATCTCTACCTCATAAGCATTGGAAATAAAATTCATACTTTACCGTTTCTGTACAAATTTTCCGCTTCTTGAAGTGTGTTCGCAAAACCTAACCAACGGCTTTCACCTTTAGTCGTTTTCTTAAACACTGTGAAACCTGCTCTTGTCTCACATTCTCGAATTGCCTTAGCTGGAATTTCTTCCTTTTTTGCTGTTGGCTGTGTGGTTGGTTGTTTAATTTCTTCCATTGTTTACTCCTTAGTCAAAAACCATTTGGTCTAGGTTAGTTGCCCAGAACTGAGGTTTGCCGTTTACTTGATAACTTGAATCTTCGTAGATCATTCCAGACAATTCAATTTCCTGTTGGTCAGAGCTGTTTTTAGTTGATTTGATATTCACCGAAAACTGGACTTTGAAAATATCTAAACGATCTTCTGGAGCTAATGAGATTGCAGAGGCTTCCCCACCTGTGTAATCAATTACTGCACAACGAATCGCATTATCCAAAAATGAAAAACCGTTTCGAGTTCCCATTGAAGTAGCAAGAATTTTTCCATGAGCACCTTTTGTTACATTCAAAGAGCCTTTAAAAAGTTCCATCAATGTTTCCATATCTACCTCAAACAAAGGCACTACGATTTTCGGTGCAATCCCTGTTGAGAAAGTGTTCTCTGCCATCTCCCCTCTGTCAGATGATTTGGTATCAACCGTTGATTCTTCAGTTGTTATCTGAATTCCACTTGGACCAGTCTTCCCAACCCATTTCGCTTTGAATAGTTTGAAGGTTGTCAAAGCTGGGACAGTCACAACCAGCAAAGTGTCTATGTCTACTGGGTCAGAAATCACAATTGATGTCGCACTTGTGATTGTGTAGACATAAGCTACAATAGGCGAAGTCGTTCCAATCTCGATCAAATCACCAACGGCCAATTCAGTATCGAATGCTGTTCCTGTCCCTGTAATGGTAGATGTAGCAGTCGCTGCAAGAGTTCCTGTTAGGTTTGTTTGAGGTTCAACATTTATAAAAAATGCTGCTGGATTGATTTTGCCACCACGTTTAGAAAAAAACTGGTAGCCGTTGTTAGTCTTAATTACTTGAATTGCCATTTAAAATTCCTCCTGGATCTGCATAGAAAAGTTAATTGAATACTGTTCATTACCATCACCTTGATTTCCGATATAAATAGGATCTGATAATGCTGTTGATTTTGCGATCATAATTGACCGTAATGCGACATCTGTTAGGACGTCAAGAGGTAAATCTAACCTCTTATATACAAGGTCATTGTAGTAGTCAAACACCAATCTTGCGACTTTGTCCGCCTCTCTAATGTCTGTATTCTGGATAATGAATTGCTGATTCCCAACTGATTGAGGGATGTAAAATTTAGATTGATTCCCTTGAAAAGGCATAACCATAATAAACGAATCAACCTGCCCTCTTAATCCAATCATTTGGATTATATCTTTAACGGAATCAAAATATGGGTCAAGAATCATTGATTCAAAAATATAATTCTCATAGCCAACTTTCATAAATATAATTTCCTGCTAACTTTCTGAAAAAACTCAGCGAATAAATCCCTATATTTTGTTGCTTGAGATTCTAATTTGGAAGATAAAAACTTGTAACCAACTCCGCCTTTTCGTTCTGACCATTCCCCAGGATTGAAAGGGTTCTCGTGTAACCTAGCAGAATATTTCATCACGTTACCAATTCTCAATTCTATTTTTTCCATTCCTGAAATGTTAGGGACATCTATTTCATTCGCATTCAGAACCTTTTTTGAATTGATTCCTGTCTCTCCGCCTGTTGGTTTTTTACCGTTAAATTTTACAGGTCTTTTTGTTGTTAGCCAATAGAATCCAGCAGTCAAAAAACCATCTAACAAAGGAGATTTATTTGGAAGTTCTACGACATCAACTATTATCCGAGGAGCTAATCGTTCCAATGCCCTTTTAGTCATATCTGGGAACTCATTTGCATAAGTTTTTATAGATTTGTTAAATGCTGTTGTATTTAGTTTAAGACCCATTAGACTCTTACCTCATAATGATGCAATGTATTGTCAATGTCTCTAACAGGATAAATACTAAGAATTGAAAAGTCTTTTCCATTGTACCGGAGGAAATCAGTTGCTAGAATATCAGTCTCAGGAGGTAGGAAGATTTTCCATTCTGCAAAAACTTGAGCACCTTGACCATTTTGCCTAGAGTATTGGGAGGGTTGAATCCTTATTGGGAATAATTCTTCAGTGTCAGGTTGGCTAATTTTGCGTCCTGCTCTATCATAAGAATATCTAACTTTGTATAAATTAGGCAGCAATGTATTTCGCTCCTGTTATCTCAGCATATTCTCGCTCAGTCAAAGGGAATACTAGCAATCTATGTTTGCAATTCGGATGATACAGAGGGCGGCTTTCATCTGTTAGAAGCAAAATTTCTGTTCCTTGATATGTTTTTCCTACAAGTTTTGGATCTTGTGTAAGATATTTCCCCTCAAAAGGTTTGCAGATTTCTGAAGTAGTATTATGGCTTGTTACTTTATAAAGCTCAGCACCGATCCTTTGCCCTGTCTCGATAGATGCTTGGACTTGTGAATCACCTACCCTTGTCCTTGCTACCATTGAAGTATAGTAATCAAGAGAATAGGTGTATGGTATTCTATTGCCAGCACCGTCTACCCTTTTGGATAGAATTGTTATGAATCTCCCATCTCTGAGCTTTTGCTCTACTCGATCCATAACTTTTGTTTTGAGATAGCCAGGAATTTTTCCAGTTTTCAAAAGCGAATCTTCTGCTCTATGGATTCTTTGTAGAATTTCTCTTTCTGTTAAATTGCGAGTTTGGGAAGTTGCACCACGACCAACTTTATCTATTTCAATAGACAAATCTTTTGCAGCTTGGCGGAAACTACCTTCCTCCATTAGTCGATCGAGTACAACTTCTGAAATTTTGCTCTCAGAAAGAATATCTTGTTTTGCTAATTTAAAAGAACTCGTGATAAATTTCTGTGATTGCTCTATTGCTTTTGTTAAATCTTTTACTGTATCTTGTGCTAGTATAGATGCCACCCTAGGGTCAACATTGATCCCAGAATATTCTGGGAATTTTAACATTTCAGCTTTAACAGTATCGTTAAAAGCCCTTACTATAAGTGTCGTTAGAATTTGAGATTGTTGGATTTTTAAAGAATGTAAAAGTGAAATAATTTCCTGCAATCTTCTATCTGAAAAGTTGTAAGTTCTAGCTGTATCAAGTATGAGCAATTTCAATTTTGCTCTTTCAACTTTTGTTAGTTCTTTTAGAATTTCACTTGCTTGTAGTCCTGTCATTTTTCAAAAAATGCTCCTCGCATTGGACTCAAATAGTAAGATCCAAGAATGTCTTGGATGAACTGTGGGACTGTTTGTTTTTTAATATTTCGATCATAGGAAACGGACATATCACCTACACTTTTTGAAGTTATTGAACGGTCTTCAAATTGATTAGGCAATGCCATTGCATTAGAATAATACAAACAAGCCAATTTCGATTGAGCCTCTTTGTATTCGGATTGCACCACGACATCTGGCGGAGTCGTATTTCTAGCTAGTATGTTGTAAGCTGTGTTTAGTGCTTTCAATCTTTTGTTATATGAGATTAGGAACGTTGGGATGTTTATTTCTTTGACATAAGACCAAGAAATGTCAGTGTTTGCAGTCAATGTTTCTGCTATCGTTATTGTTGTAGATGTTACGTTTAGAATTGAATAGTAATTCCAATCAAGAATAACAAGGTCACCAGCATCAAGAATACCGGTCAAGTCTGGTGAACCTGTTATTGTTATGACAGAACCTACACCATTAGATGCAAGCCCTGTGTCTGTAAGTTGCCCAGTAGGAGCCTGGACGAATGAATCGCACCCAAGCTCTTGATCGAGTATCGCTACAGCTTCGCTAAGTGATACCCAGGACATTGTTAAGCGAACGCACCTTTGATGATTTGCTTAGGTTCAGCTACTACACCAGCATATCTTGCTCTTGCAGTTAGAATTTCCGAAAAGGAAACTATATCTTCTTTAGAGTAAGTTTGAGGGAGCAGTTTATCACCTCTTTGCGTTTTACCACCTGACAAGCAAAGAACAACATCAGTTGCAAGCACAGTTGCATCAGAAGTACGATTCAAGTTCATTGTCGGGTTGATTCTCACATTGTAAGGAGGAACACCACCAATACCATTTGCAGCACCAAGAGAACTATTAAGGGCATTATTTACCCTAACAGCCATTGAAGGTTTGCAATAAACATCGTATTGAGCAGTCACAACATCAGAAACTACACCAAGATCCTTACAGTCGTCAGCAACTTTATCAAGCATTGCTCCGAGTGTTAATCGGTCTCTTTGTAGAATGTCAGTTCCAGAACCTTGCCAAGCAACTACACCAGCATTTGCAAAACCAGCGTCAGTAATTAGTCTGTAGTAGTTTTTGGATTTGGAAGCGTAGAATTCCTGAACCATCAATTGAAGAATTTCAACCATTTCAGAAATTTTTCTATCTTCTAACATTTCCCAAGTCCAGCCAACACCATCTGCATAAGTGATTGCTTGAACATCTACAGAAGTTCCTTTTACTTTCTTGATAGAAACATTTCCACCTTCAACTAATTTGTCAAAAGTGAAAGCGTTTGTAATATCAACGATCGAAAAAGAGCCTTGGTTAGGGTTAAATTGTCGAACCTTGAAGGCATTTTGGTAGCGATCATCCCAGTTTGTAACCTGAACGAAAGTGTCAAAAGCATATTGAGGATCTGGAATATCTGCTTTGCTTGTGAAAGCTTGAATCGTTGCTTTTTCTACTCTCCCGCCTAATTCTTGCGGAGCATGGAAAAAAGCCTGGATTGCAGTTGCGATAAGATTAGAAGCTCGTTTTGTGTCGGACTTGCTCACTAATTTTTCGACAGCTTGGTGGAAAGCAGGGTGGAAAATTAAACTTTTATTATCTATTGCCATTTCGTTTTCCTTTTAAGTTGTTACGCCTCTGGTGCCATCAAAGTTTTCAACTTCAATTTGAGCAGTTCCAGCCGCGTAAGTTTTGAGTGCATACCCTACTAGTCTTCGACCAGTAGATGTTTTGTTTACCTCACCAGTTGGAGTGCCTGCATCATAGACAGCATTCCCTTGTGAGAATGTAACGGCATCATCAGCATCTACTAACAATCGTTTAGCACCAAAAATGAAAAGTTGAAGCT